ATACCCCACACACTTCTTAGTGATAGGTTAAATGCGTATGGTGATGCTGAGTCAACAGTATCAATCTCAGTCTTAACAGTTATGTTTGTACCTACAGCATTTCCTGTAGGTTCACTTGCCATCTGATAAGTAAAGACATTACCTGATGCTGAAGTGACGGTGAAAGATCCATTATAGACTGTCGCATCAACTTCGGATTGTGGTCCCGTTGACCCTGTAACACCAGATATATTAATGTTAACGCCAACAGAGAAACCGTGATCTCTTGGATTGTCGAACTCATCAACAGTGACTGCCGTCGCAGTTTGACCATTTCTTGTGATTTGTAAGACTCTATATTCATCAGAAATTGGACCAACGATTCTGTTCTCTTCTACCCTTGCCTGTAATTGGTCAGTAGTAGGATCTCCAGATGTATCAGGTATAGTAGCAAATGCTTTAGATACCTTTTGATAGTATATGTCTAAGTCAGTTCTTGTTAGAATATTAGGAACAGCAGAGTAATCTGCGTTAGGTACAGTTCCTTGAGATATTAGTGTTGATAAGGGATTTAGACCGTCTGCAAACTCAAAGCAGGTCAATCTATGGTGAGAAAATTTTGGAGGTATCGTCTCAACTGAATCGGGTTTAAAGTAGACCCCCTCTTCAATACCATCAAAGAATGAGAACTGCCAGAAATAAGTACCACCAGTTACCTTGAAGATTGCAGTAGTAGGAGGAACTTGTGCTTCAGTGTTAATACCTTTTGCAGCATATGTTGTAGGATAAGGTATATACATTGGTCGTATCTTTGTACGACGTAGGTCTAATCCAACAACAGAACAACCTCTGGGGACGATAACGCCTCCTTCGGTTGAGTTATACTTATATAATACGTTATTTGCAGATGTTAAGTCTAAGTTTGAGTTAGAATCAATAGGAGGAACATTAGTATATAAAACTTCACCAGGTCTATTGTCTATCTGATACTCAGCAGGATATAACATGATGCTAAAAGCATCAAATTCGTCATTACTTAAACCAACTCTATATGAAAATCTTGCTACTTCTAAAAAAGCACGTTGTAGCGTTTTAAATGGACGCAAAGCAGAGTTACCCCTATTGTCGATAGCATCCGATGCATCGAAATCGTCAGGGTTGACGTAGATAATCCGTCCCGTACGGGACGTGATAATATTCTTTAGTCTAGTTAGTGACATTACCTATTTACGTGCTTTTAGTTATTTATTGACGGACTCTAACCGCTACCACCGCCACCAACTGTAGCAGCAGGATCGAAGACCCTTGTAGTAAAGGCAGCAGATGCATCCTCAAAACCTATCAAACTAAAGACGTTATTTTGTGAATTACTCTCTACAACCAATCTTTCACCAGGTCCAATTACCAGAGAGGTAATTCTCTTTACATTATTAGCAGCATTATCATTATTAATATACAAATAGTTAACTGCTTCAACAGCATCAGTTGCAACACCAACGCTACTTACTGTGACTGTTGCTCTTGCAGTACTACCAACTTTCGGGTTATCCCTGAAAGTATTAGAACCTGCAAAGTCAGCAGAGTTAGTACCCTTAATAACAGTTGCAGTTGTACCACTGTAACTACGGATATAACCGTAAGGACCAGCAGTTACAGAAGATACTGTATATGTTGCACCACTATGAGTGAACTGATCTGAACCACCTGACCAATCTCCATCAATGTCATAAACATATAAGGAACTATATGAATATTCAGTTGAAGTTGTTAGTAGACGATCTGATCCACCATAGTTAGCATTAGCAGCAGTACCAGTACCACCATCGTAATAATAGTAACTTGATGCTAACGTGGAATTTGCTGAAAAATCGTATTGAACATATGCACCACTGGATCCAGCAGTACCACTGGCAGTTTTACCAGTAGTATATTCAACACCATCATCAGAGTTACCAGCAGTATTATCTGGACCCCACTCACCATTAACAGTAGTAGATATATGGAAATCTCTACCACTCATTGAAGCATCAGCAACGTTGAAACGGTATGCTCTGTCACCAAATACTGTGAAAGTAGTACCTAAGTAAAGGTCATATGTACCACCAGCAGTTGTAGTTGAGAAAGCAAATTCATTATTTGCTGTACCAACACCACCAGTAGAGATAGTACCAGTTGCACCACCTGACGCAGTTATTGAATCACCTGCTACAAATTCATCAGCAGGAAGAGCGTTTGTTCCTGCAACACTTGAAGGACCGATATAAACATTAGTTGTACCAGATCCAACTGCTGCTGCATATATTGTTGCTGTTGTAGTATTACCACCACTTCCTTTTGAAATAGTCTCTCCAACCGCAGGAGTACCACTAACTGATTCTAATGTGATTTGCCTAATTGCAAATACTTTTACAAAAATTTCTGTGTATGGTGCAATATAATACGATTCAAACCTAAACGTCTTCTCTCCAGTTGTTGAGGTTAATAGTGTACTGCCTGTTAAAGTTGCAGCAGCAGGAACAGGAGTATTAAGATTTACCCTATATCCTGATATTACATCACCTTTATGCAAAGCATAAGTCGATGCATCTAAAGTTAATTTTTGATCGTAATCTTTTATTGCAACATCATATTGTGATGCCGATCCATCGTTTGTTATATTTAATACAGCACTCGCAGAACCATCAATAGGTGCAGAATACAGGACAGTATTTGTCTGCGCCGCAGGTTTCGCTTGTGCTAAGAGTCCTTGATCTGCCATTGTTAATTAGAATCCAGCGTAGAAGAATTGTTGTTGTCTGGTTAAACCAGTCAGGTTGTTAGCACCGATACCAGCACCAAATGTAACATCATCAAGTGTAACGTTTTGAGTTGATAATAGTGTAGCATCAGCATCTGGGAACTTAATAGTTCGAGGACCAGTGATCCCTTCTGCAGAAAGAACAACAGATGCAGTAGCATTTGTTGAATCCTTTAACGACATGTTATACATTGATTTATAGTATAACCCTTGGTCGCCTCTTTCAGTAACTATTACATTATGGTTACCAGATCTATTTAGGGAGTTGGTTGGGGGAACCTGAAAACTCTCATTAGATAATGTGTTCTGATTACTTACATCAAATGTAATCTTTTTAGTTACATCAGTTGTGTCTGCAAGTTGTAATGCTTGGATACTCTTGTTACTCATAATCTGAGTAGTATCTTCCATTACAATAGTACCACTTTGATCAGGAACTGTTAAGATCCTGTTAGCAGTTACAGCATCAGTATTCCACTGTGCATATGCAGTTGCAGATTCTGCGTTAGCAGCAAGTCTCATGTTAACAAAAGTCTTGCTTAATGCAATTTGTTCTGCCTTAGTATCAAGTAATGTAGATGATGTAGCAGTTGGTTCAGAAGTTGTAGTTACTGATCCAGCATCAGGTAAGAAATAAGAACGACGAGCACCTGAAGTAGTTGCCCAGTTAATCTGGAAAATTGCTTCTTCAGTCCCGTCAACGATAACAAAGTTATTCTCATTAATAAGAATAGTTTTGTTAGTCAATGTTTGTTGTGTATCAGCACCAACAAGTGTAGTACCGTTACCAGAGGTAATAGCAGGTAATGTCATAATTCTGGTATTAGTACCAGTACCAACATTACTTACCTCAAATCTTGCTTTTGGTCCTTGAGCATCCTCTAAAACGAAAGAACCATCCTCCATTAGGAATTGTCCTGTTACTTTGACAGCACCAGTACCTTTAGGTGCAAGAACGATATCAGTATTAGTTGCAACATCATCTTGTGCAGTGATGTATAATGATGTACTACTGTTACCGTTATCAATACGAGAACAATAGAAACCACCATCACCAAATGCAATACCTAACTGATCATATGCTGTTTGATATAAACCAGTATCTCTGTCCAAGTCAAAAGCTAATCCTGGAGATGCTTTTGTACCTTGAGATATTCCTCGGAATAACTGATTTACCTTTGCTTTTCTGTTAGGAATCAACGGGTCGGACACCACAACAGGAAGAATCGCTTCTCCCGACAGGTTAGCGTCTGAAATAGTCTCCAGTTGTGAAATCTTCTTAGTTGCCACGAATAATCATACGTTTTGCTACAGATCTATTTATACTGATATCACCTGTGCTACCTCAGGGAATCTCTCTTTAACTAATCTTTCTATACCCATAGTCATAGTCTGAGCACTCATAGAGCATCCAGCACATGCACCTAACAGTCTCACCATAACAATGGGACCTTCTTTAGTGTAATCTATTGCAATATATTCGAGATATCCTCCATCTGCTTCAATGTAAGGACGTATCTCATCAAGAACGTTATTTACGTTTAAATCAGTTAATTCCATAATCTTGTTAGTTGTCGGACATCAGATACACCAAAGAGTGCTTTACACCTTGCTTCAGCATCCTCTCTCAAATTAGATGATGATAAAAATTCTACCTTCTGTAATCTATTTGATGGTAAGAGAATTTGTGCTGACCACTTAGTTGCTTTCATGGTGTACAGAATAATATGTTATTGATATAAGAATCTGCCCATTCTGGGTCAAACCATTTAGAAAGAACTGCTAATGTCTTAGGGTTCTTTCTTTGCTGTATAGAATAATGTATCTGATCTTGCTTACGTTGTTCAGTTGTTAACGGTGAACCTTTTTCGGCACTTCTAACAGCATCACAGTATATAAGAAGGTATTCTGTTAATACATCAAGAAACAATTGTTGTTCCTCTTTCTCTCTTATACGTTGAAACTTCATATAAGGTGAGAATATATCACCCCATTCAGGTAACTTACGAGGTTCCTTGAAGTTAAAACAATGACTAACAGGTTCTATTTTTTCATAAATGTACTCTGATCCAGCAATAGGAGATACATCAACTATTGCTGCTGTAACTACAGATGGTGTAGCAATAATATCACATCCAAAGATAGGAAGTTTATATTGAGGATCTGGAAAGTATACACAATGTAATACATCCATATGCCCTGCCTTTGCTACTTCCAAATGGATTTTACGAAGACCTGTACATTGATGTGTTTCATTAGAGATTGATAGATTTTCTCTATAAATCTCTGGATACTCATTCCACAACCATTCTAAATTTGGTAACTCATACCATGAGGCACGAATTACTTTCGCAAGTGCATCAACAATATCCACTATAATAAAATTGCTCCTATAATGAAACCTTTACCAAAGGATAATACAAGCATTTGATAATCAGTCAAGTTAAACTTGTCCTGAATTTTCCTTGCCCATTTCTTATCCCACTCTTTAACATTATATGCTATTTGTTTGATTTTTTTCATGTCTTTTCCTTTTGAGTTACATCATACTCTATGATAATCTTTTTGGAAGATCTACCCATACTATTAAGAGTATTGGTTCTTTCACAAGTACCCCCAAGACATGCTGCAATTTGCAAACATTCGGATACTAATTCATCCTCATCCATGAGAATGAATCTATCTTCTTCACTGGTCACTTTTCGCCTCACGCATACTCTGATGTAATCTATCTAGTGCTTTTCGCACCTCATCAGTTTCTTCCCATTCCCAAGTTTCTTCCCGTCCTTTCTTATCCTTCTTGATTATTCGTTTCTTCGTCATGGAGTTTCTTCTCCTGCTTGATACGTCGCTTAATCATCTTAGCATATTTAACGTCATCTGTCGAGTACCATCCTGGATGCTCCTTTGCTCTTTTAATAATCAACTTCGCTGCCTTCTTGTCCTTCATTAAGGTTTTGTACCTTTTCTTTACTTCTGAAGTAAGTATTTATAACATCAATTTGATCCTGATACTTAGCGATCATGTTGATCTCTTCTTCAATTGCTTCCACCACATTAGAGTGTTCACCAATACCTACAGGATTATTTAAATAAACCTCTACATTAGCTCTATGCTTAGCTATATCACCTTGAGCATGTGCTAATAATGCATTAATTAATTGTTTTCTCATCAGTACAAATTCTCCTCTTGTTCAGTTAATAATGTAACATCTGAAGTAGGTTGTGCTACGCATGTTAACACATAACCTGCTTCTAATTGATCGTCATCCAAAAAGGATTGCTCTTCTTGATCTACAGTTCCTTCTACAATTTTCATAGCACATGATGAACATG